TTGAGGCGGCAAGTCAGAACGTGGCTGACACGGTGCAACGCATCAGGGTTGTGAACGTGGCAAGTGATACGCAGGGCATGGCTGTAAGGGTTCAGAATATCGAAGGGGAGGCAAGTATTGGATGAGATACAGCAGCTAGCGCAACAGGTAAGAAAAAGCCCCGCTCTTGCTTCTAGGGAAGTCAGGAACGAGGCTATCCGATTGGAGTATTGGGAACGTATCCGCAACGGTGAGGGCTACTGTCAGGCAGCCGATAATACGGCTAATCACTTTGGCGTGGGGGTGCGCATGGTGTATGAGGTCAGGAACTTAACGACAACGACGATTAAGCCTTATTGCCCCAAATAATGTCATCGTAAGCTAATGTAATAAGTGGCTCTACATCATCATCATTGATTTCTCTACCTTGTGGAGTTCCACCACACAGCCTTACTGTGTAATTGCAGGTTATTTCATTCCCGTCATGAATAAGAATATAACCCCAAAAATCACCTTCCCTAAATAAAAAGTAACTTGGTAGCTTAGTTTTTTCACTAAGGTTTATTAGTTCTAAAAACTTAGGGGGATTAATAAATAGGTGCGCTTTGTTAGTGTACCACTTACACTCTACCCATGCCTTTATGTTTTTCTGACCATCACACAAGTACCCGTCTATTCTATACTTGTTTGACGTTGATTTGAATTGCCCATAAGCACAGTCTAATTCACTTGAAAAAACATCTAAAAGCCTAGTCTGTTTTAACCTGTCATCTGTAGTTTCTCTAAGTACATTCATTTTTTGCAATTTTCGCAGAACTAATAGCCCCGCTTTGTTAGTTAATACTACGAAACTAGAAATACTTTGGGAAATACCAAGCTATTTACAATTCACAACAAAGCCAACGATGTAACCTTCACGGACTATCCTGAAAGTGCATCTAACAACGCTAAACGTGCGCTTGATTGGCTGAATGAGAATGATAACCCAAATGACTGTCTTACACCCGTTGGCTTCGCTCGTGCGAACCAATTAGCGAAAAGAGAGGCTATAAGTCTAGACACGGTGCGCAGAATGGCTGCGTTCAACAGGCATAGACAAAATAGTGATGTGCCATACTCAGAAGGGTGCGGCGGTATAGCTTGGGATTGCTGGGGCGGAACAAGTGGCATAGACTGGGCGATTGCCAAGTCTAAGGAATACGAGAATGTGTTCAGTGAGGTAACGATTGACATTGACGGTGTGATTGGTGATTACTTCGAGGGCAACACGGTGGAGGGTATCCGCTCTGAGATTGAAGCCATTGAAGAAATTCAAGCTAAGACAATAAACGTAAATCTGAACAGCCTCGGTGGTGATTACTTCGAGGGTTTAGCTATTCACGCTGTATTGGCTCGACATAGCGCAAAGGTGAAGATTAACATCTACGGTGCTACGGCAAGCGCAGGAACTATTATAGCGATGGCAGGCGATAGGATAGAGATGGCTGAGAGTGCATTGTTCCTTATCCATAACGTATGGACAAACGTAACAGGCAACAGAAAGGAGCTAGAAGCATTGATAGAGGAGCTTGAGGTAATGGATACCAGCCTTGCTAAGATGTATGCTAAGCGCACAGGTAAGACAGTGGAGGCTATCACAGCGCTTATGGACGCAAACGAAGGTAGAGGGCGATGGCTTGACGCTGACGAGGCGTACGAATGGGGCTTTGTAGACAAGGTTTACAAAACAACTAAGGTAGCTGCGATGGCAGACATACCTAATGACTTAAAGGATAAAATTCCAAATTTTAAAAATAAAAAACTAGACATGGATATTTTAAACAAAATTAACGAGAAATTGGACAATCTATCTGCATTGTTCAATTCTGATGAGCCAGCCGATGAGCCAAAAGAAGAGCCAACGGATGAGCCAACCGAAGACACGGTTACTGAAGAACAGTTGACCGAGATTGAGAACCGAGTAGAAGGGCTTGAGACAGTCATCAATGACTACAAAGCAAAGCTAGAGGCAGCCGAAGCAAATGCTAAGGAACTAAGCCAAGCTAATGAGGCATTGAAAGCTAAGGTCAAGGAACTCGAAAACGATGCTGCGGGTGGGATTGATTCCCGTGGCGAAGGCGGTAAGGTTTCCAATGAGGAAAACGAACGCCTGTATTCTTTTGCAAAAACCATCTTAAAAAAATAAACAGACATGGCAACTTCACAAACAAATTCAATCGCTTACGAAGGAGCGCAGGCAACGGAGATTCTATTTGACCCGTTAGTAAATCCTTCGGTAGAACTTAATGCGTTCACAGTTATTCAAGACGTAACTGGTAAGACGCAGATTCCAGAAATTGCAGGATTGCAGAAAACAGCCCGTGATGGTGCTTCGTGCGCTACCACTACTGTTGGTTCTGTAACCTTCTCAGACAAGGCACTTGAGCCGAAGCCCGTTGTTCACAACATGGGATTCTGTGCTGAGAACTTCATCCCTTCCTACTTGGCGGGTGATTTTCCTGCAAACAGCAACGACTTTCAGGGTACTCAAATCCTTGAGGCAATCGAAAGCCGTGCGCAGTCAGGCGTAGTAAACGACCTTTACGACATCCTTTTCTGGGGTAACGCAGACGCAAGCACTGCTACTGAGGTTTATCTTCGTGATACGGACGTTTCAGGTCTTTACCTTTCTTGGAACGCAGGGGGAAATATGCTTCAATCATCTGACTTCGGAACAGGTGCAGGAGCAGGGCAATACATCACAGGTGGGTTCACCACAGGTACAGCAGCTACCGATGACCTGCAAACTGATGAGGCATTAGACATCCTGAACAACTTGATTGACAATGCATCATTGAAATTGATTAGCCGTGAGCAGGGCAAAGCCTTCCACGTAACCTACTCAATCTACCGTAACCTGAAGAAATCACTTTCAGGATATGCAACAGGAATGACTGCTTTGCAAGTTGACCCAACAGTGCAGATTGACGGGGTGAACCTGATGAGCTACATGGGAATTCCTATTATCCCTCACTACCGCTGGGACGAGGTTCTTTTAGCTAACACAGCGATCGGCTTCCGCCACTTTGCGGTATTAACCACGAACGAAAACAACTTCATCGGTATTGACGGCACAAACACTTCTTTGGTTACTTGGTACAGCCAAGATGACGACCAAGTGAAGATGCGTGCCAAGTATCGCTTGGATGTTGAGATTGCTCACACAGAATTGTACGTAGCTTACAAAGGAGCGTAATTAACTAACCGAGGCAGGGGCGAAAGCCCTTGCCTTTTTAAAACAAAAAGACTATGGCATTAACGACAGCAGGAAATGGAATTGCAGCAGGCAGCATAGGATGTGCCGTACCTGCGGGCATCCGTAACATGTGGGCAGCAGACAGCAACGACATCACAGGTGGCATTACCTTTGCAACCACAGGCGATTTTGTAGCCACGAGCATTAGCCCTTCTGGGCAGTTCGAGCCGTTGGAGTTCAAGACGCAGCAAGCGCAAGTAACCGAGACAGGCGAGAAGAATGAGGCAGGTAATATGTTCTACACCTACGAGATTGAGTGTGATTTTACTAAGGCAGACAAGACACAACGCAGAGCTATTCAGGAAATATCTGAAAAGTGTAACCTCGTTTTAGTGGCTGAGCTTTACGACGGGCGTTTCATGGTTTACGGTGCTGATTCCAATATGGGATTGGATTGTAAATGTGAGATGAACGGCTTTGAGCAATCGCACGAAAGAGGCATCGAGGGTGGCAACTTGGGTATTGTACGCTTCATGGCACAGCACACAGAGCTTGCCTATGAGTACGATGGCTCAGGCGATTCAGCTGTTACAGCAGCCGACAAACGGACACACCTTGCAGGGTAACCCCTTTAATTGATACAGGAGGGGGCTATTTAGCCCCTTCTTTTTTAACTAAATGCTAGGAAAATGAAACTCAAACAACAATATAGAGGACTGATTATTTGGCTTGGAGATAGAAAGATTGATACTTCAAGCGACATCACAGCCTCCGAACAAGAAATTTTACAACGGTTAAAACCAGATTACTTTGAGCAGAAGAAAGCCAACAAATCAAACGCCAAAGGCAAAGCCGACAGCAAAAGTTCTGAACCTAGCGCAGACGGAGATTCCCCAACCGTGGACGGACAGGGAGCAGGCGAAGAAGGGCAGGGATAAGTCTATTCCCTTCGGGCGATATAATCTCTTTCCACAGGAAACGGCTGAGCTGTTCAGGGAATCGCCAACCTTACATTCAGTCATCACATCTAAGGCGAGCTACTTTGCGGGGCAGGGCTTGGAATATGAGGACGGCTTGCAGTATGTGAACCCTAGAGGGCACAGCCATTCGCAACTACTTAGCAATATTGGATTAGACAAATATCTAGGTGGCAATTCCTATGTGCTTATCGAGCGCATTGGTGGCACTACGCATCTTTACCACATGGATCAGGTCAAGGTGCGGATGCACGCTGAGCAGCAAGTGGTAGGCGGTAAGTATTACGACAAGTATATTATCTGCAACAACTGGGCAAAGGTACACGCTAAGGGTACTAAGACTTGGGAGGTGTGCGAATACCCTGTATTCAAGAAGGTAGAGGGCAAGAAAGGTGAATATGCTTTGTTGCACATTCGGGATTACGAACCCAGCTTTGACTTTTACGGGCTACCGAATTGGATAGGGGCTATCTTCTATGCTAAGCTAGAGAGCTTGATAGGCAGGTGGAATGTGAACCACTTTGACAACGGGCTATTCAGTTCAGGTATATTGAACCTTCCTGCGGATGGCATGACTGATGAAGAAGTAGAGAAGCTGACAAGGCAAATAATTAGCCGATTGACTGGCACGGAGACGGGCAACAACGGTAAGCTGTTAATAACTACGGGCAGCGAGAATGCCCCTACCTTTACTGAGGTATCAAGGCAGTTTGAGGGCAGCTTCTTAGACTTAAAAAACATCTGTGAAGACACGATAGTAAGTGCTTGCTCATGGAAAAGGAGCTTGGCGGGCTTAGCTACCGAGGGGCAGTTAGGTAACAACCAACAGATATTAAACGAGTACCAAGTGGCTATGCGAGATATTGAGCGAGACAGGGCGCAGGTGCTACCTGCTTTGGATGCTGTTGCTGCGGAGTTTGGCTTGTGGGGTGAATATAAGATAATTGACAGCGCACCTATTAAAGAGGCTGATACGATCATGCAAGGGCAGCAGATACAGCAGGTCATAGACGTGGTTCGGGACCCTGAAATGAATGAGGTGCAGAAGCTATCTATTCTCACTACTATTTTCTGTATTGACGAGGAAACAGCGTCAGAAATGATAATGAGCAACTAATGAAGAAGCTAATAACACGAGAGCAGGTCATCGCAGAGTGCGCCACGTTTGCTAGAAACTTAGACCTTGACTATATCCGAGATACGCATATCGAGGCAGCAGGGTGGCAATGGATGCGTCCTGCATTTGGAACAGCCATGTTTGATGACATTGGCGATAATGCTAGGGAGTTCACGACATGGACAAGTGGCGCAACTTATACATCTGGACAATTTGTCGTGCATCGGTATGAGGAAGCAGAGGTGATAAATGCGGGGTTGTATAGCAATGTAAGTGGAGCGAATGGCGGTGAACCACAGGACACCACAGGGGATTTTACAGCTACTGATTTC